AAGCCGACGCGCCGGCTGACCGTCTCGAACGCTAGCTTGGACATGAGGCCAGCCTCGTCCATCCAGGCGCCGGCCACGTGGACGCCTTCCATGCTGGTGGGGTTGTGCGCCGAGACCAGGTACACGGTGCCCAGGGCGCTCTCGATGTAGCCCTCGGTCTTGCGGTAGGCCGCGCGGGGGTCTACGTACTGGAGGAGCTGGAGCAGGCCGGGGCGGCCGGGGCCGGAGCGCAGCAGGTTGCGCTCGACCATCTCCTCGGTGGGTTCGCAGGCCAGCCAGGCGTAGCCGACCTTGGCCATCATCCACTTGAGCAGGGTGACCATGCCGCCCACGGTCTTGCCGCCGCCGGTGCCGGCGATGGCGGCGACGAAGGGGTTGGTGGCGGTCATGATGGCGGCCTGGCCTGGATGGGGCCTGATCTTGAGCCGGCGCCCAGGGCCTGGGTTACTCGATGGTGATAAAGTCCTGGCTACCATCGCTGTCACCTCCTGGCATGATGATCTGAATCTCGCCCACCGGGGGTGCGCCGCCGTCGTCGCGCCAGAACCGGCCCAGCAGGTACTTGAGCAGGTGGGTGTTGCCGTCCATGGCGGACTCGAAGGCCACGTCCTGGAGCTGCTGGAGGCGGGAGGCCCGCGCGGCTTCCCACTCGGCGGCGAAGGTGGGGTCCTGCTCGGCCCATACGTAGGGCAGGGTGCGATCGATGGTGATGTCTCGGCACACCTGGGCCACTTTCTTGCCGGCGCGTATGCCCTGAATGAAGGCACGCTTCCTAGTTGCGGTGGTTGACTTCGGCATGGTTCGACAGGCTCACCATGAGCGGGCTCGTGAGGTTAGCCTTGGGGTCGTGGCCGTTGGTGGGCGCAGCGGGTTTGGCTTGGGGCTTTGGCTGGTTGCCCCAGGGCACCTCTTCTAGCTGGCGGCTGGTGCGCACCTCGTTGATGGTCAGGACGCCTTCCTGGAGGTAGGCGACCTCGCGGCGCAGGCGGGCGTCTTCGGGTTCGCCCAGCACCTCGATCACGGAGAAGTCGAACTCCACCTGGTGGAGGGGGTAGCCGAGCTGGGGCAGGAGAAAGTTGTTGATGCGGTCCTGATAGAGGTGCGCCTGGGGCATGACGGTGTTGCGCCAGAACGCTCGTTCGAAGAGGTCGGTGTTGGCCAGGGTGGCGTAGCGCAGGAGGCCGAGCATGGTCTCGGGCACGCGGAAGACTCGGGCGGCGTCGCCGACGCTCCAGTACAGGCTCTCCAGGAACTCCATGTCGCGTTGGGAGAAGGCCAGCTTCTCGACGCCGCGGATGGAGCTGGCGATGGCGGGGCGGCGCATGCCCACGGGCCCGGAGTAGCGGGTCTCCCAGCGCTTGTAGAAGGCCTCCACCTCGGCCTCGGTGAGGGTAGGCTCGGCCATGAGCAGGAAGTCGGGCACCGAGGCGTACTTGAAGGTGTTGCGGTTGTAGCGCAGGGCGTCCAGGCCCATCTCGATGGACAGGCGGGAAGGGGCGATGGGGGACAGGCCGGTGCGCTCCTTGAGGGGGTTGAACAACGTGAATGGCACCACCTCGTCGGGGAGGTAGGCCACCTCCTTGCCGTCCTCGCCGGTGTAGAGGTAGCCGCGGATATAGTTGCTGCGGGGGCCCGTGCCGGGCAGGATGGTCATGCGGTCGGGGCGGACCGGCCACAGCTCGCGGGCGCCCTCTTCGCCTTCCTCGATGGTCCAGAAGGCGCGGCCCCAGAGGAGCAGGTAGGTCTCGGTGGCGCGGCGCAGCTCGCTGGCGGTCATCCAGGGGTTGGGGCGGTCCAGCAGGGTGCGCAGCGGGTGGAGCGGCTCGATCTCCCGCTTGGTGCCGTCGGCGAAGCCGCGGTAGACGCGCCAGGGCACTCTGGCCAGGGAGTCGGCGCGGACCTGGACGGCGGAGTACACGGGGACTGACGAGGCATAGTACTGGGCGTACTCGGTGGGCGCCCAGTCGTGGCCGACGCCGAAGTGCTGCTCGTGGGGGGTGACGTCCACCGCGGAGGCGCGGGAGTTGGCTTTCAGCCAGGGCAGGCGCCATTTCATAGCTACACCTTTGGGCGACGCATGCGTCGCCCCTACACCATCAGTCGTTTGTAGGGCTGCAGGAGCTTGTCCAGGTACTTGTCTACGGCCGGGGCGTTGGGGTCAAAGGTGGGGTCCTTCTGCCAGAGGGCGGAGGCGAGCTCCAGGGCGGCGCGCTCCACGCTGGGGGGCACGCGCAGGATGCTGATGGCGGTGCCGCTGGCGTGGCTCTGTGCACCTGTTCCGTTCATGACGCGGACGACGGTGAGGTCGTTGCCGGAGATATTGGTGATGAGCAGGTGCTCGGCTGAGATCAGCAGGGTCTGGCCGATGGCGAAGGCGGCGCCGCTGCTGACGGTGAGGGTTACGTCGGAGCTGGTGAAGGTCTCGTTGACGGTGGCGCCGGAGGCCTCGGCGTGCTCGCGGTAGCCCCAGCGCCCCACGATCTGGTAGTTGTTCTGGCCGGGCAGGAAGACCTGTTTGGTGCCCCGCGCCAGGGCCAGGATTGACGTGTAGGGCCTTCCCCAGGCTTTGGTGGGTTGGGCGTTGGCGGGGAGCAGCAGGAAGTCGGTGGCGGCCCAGGAGACCTCGTAGACGCCATCCACGTCCTCGTCGGCCTTGAGGGTGGCGACCGCCACCAGGTCCGGGGTCAGCAGCTCGTTGACCTCCTTCTCGATGTTGAAGGTCAGCGTCTCGGTGCGGGGGATGAAGGTGCGGTTGCAGCGGGCGTCTACCACGTCGGCGCAGGCGGCGAGGAGCTCCCAGAGCGCGTCGTCGAAGGTCGTGCCGGCGGCGGGGTCGTCGAGGAAGGCGCGGTTCTTGAGCTTGGTGAGGTCTCCGTAGAGACTGCGGTAGGCTTCTCGGGCCATTAAACCCCCCTTAGTAGCCAGCGGCCGGTGAGTTTGCCGGGCTGGAGCTCCAGGTCGATGCCCTCGATGAAGTAGTCGGCGTCGGGCCCGCCGTTGGTCCAGGAGAGTGTGATGCGGTCGCCGATGACCCGGTGCACGAGCTGGAGCAGGTTCTTGTAGTGGCCGTGGCCGGGGATGGTGATCTCCAGCAGGGTCTTGGTGTCCTTGAGGCGGGCCAGGCGGCGGTCCGCGGCGGTCTTGATGGCGTCGTAGTAGTCGATCCAGCGGGTTTCCACCTTGTGGCTGCGCACGCCGTGCTGGGTCTGGCTGGTGGCGTCGGTAGCCTGGTACACGGTGTCCTCCTCCTGGAGGTAGGCGCTGCTGGCCCGGAGCTTCAGCAGGGTGACGAACACGGTGCCGGCGTCGTTGTTGGTGACTGAGATCATTGTCCCCTTGCCGGCGTAGTTGGTGGTGTCGATGGTGACGGCGAGCTGGGCGGTCTTGTCGGTGCCGAGGCCGTCGGCCTGGGTGTTGCCGGTGTAGTCGGTGGTGGCCACTGGGGTGATGATGGAGTCCACCGCGGCGTACTTGGTGGACTCGGCCAGGAACTTGCGGGTCAGGCCGGTGGGGATGGCCGGCACGTCCCGCAGCTTCCACACCTGCTGGGTGCCCTGGTTGGGCGGGTTGCTGAAGGCGACCGAGACGTCGTTCTGCACCAGCTCGGAGCCGTCCAGGAGCTTCAGGTTGTCGAAGTAGGGAGCGCTGGCCAGGGAGTCGTTGATGGTGGCGCGGCTGGTGGCGTGGGCGCCGGCGGCGCGGTGGCTGGAGGCCTCCAGGACGATGAAGCCGCGGCCATCCTGGTAGAGCAGGCCGTCCTCTTCGTCCTGGCAGGCTCGGAGACCCTTTAACGCGGTGTCCCACAGGGGTTTGGGGTTGCTGGCTCCCTGGTTGCTCATGAGCGTCTGCCCCGCCTCTAGCTCGCGGTCGTTGACGCTAAAGCCGGCGGCGGTTAGCACCGAGTCCATGATGGCATCGGTGCTCAGGAGCGCGCCGGCGATCTTCATGTACAGTCGGCGGGTGTCCAGCACCACCAGGTCGTCGGCCAGGCGGAGCTCGCAGGTCTTTTCCTTGGGTCTGAGCGTGGGGACGAACTCCTGGAGCAGGCCGTAGAAGAGGCTGCGCCAGCCGCCGAAGTCGTCCCAGCGGTCTGTGTTGGCCACCCCACTGTGCCAGAGGCCGTGCTTGGTGGCGGTGAGTTGGGTGGCCTGGGTGCCTCCGCCGTCCAGGATCTCCCGGCGGGAGAAGGCGCCGGTGTCCAGATCGGTGGCGAAGGCGCGGATGGCGCCGCCGTGCAGGTGGATCTCGATGAAGTAGTTGACGCCGGCGGTGAGGGCCGTGCCGCTGCGGATGGTGGTGTTCACGCCGGCGGCGCGTTGCACCAGGATGGTGTTGGCGCTGCCGAACTTGATGGCCAGGTAGTTGTTGGTGTCGGTGAAGCGGAGGACGACGCCGGCGCCGGCGTTGGTGTTGCGCTGGAACACAAAGCCCAGGTGGGGGTCGGAGTCCAGGAACTCGGTGGTGTAGATGGCGTCGTCGCCGCTGCCCACGACGGCGCGGACCTGGTTGGTGTTGATCTCGAAGGCGCGGCTGCTGGCGTTCTGCTTGGTCCAGCTGAAGTTGGCGTCGTTGGTGAAGAGCAGTCCGGAGAGGTCGGTGGCGTCGGCGCCGGTGAAGTTGTCCAGGGGGTAGGCCAGGCGCAGCCAGGCCCGGCGGCCGGCCTTCAGGTTGCCGAAGAGGGGCGAGTTGGTGTTGGCCGGGGTGTACGTGCCGGTCTGGTTCTTCAGCGTCATGTTCAGGGTGGCCGGCGGGTAGTAGCCGGATTTCATATCCGGCCACTGGCGCCATTCCAGGCGCAGCAGGTCGGTCAGCACGTCTTCGTTGGCGACTTCGCCGATGAGGGCGTCGTTGTCCCAGTTGACGTAGGGCTTGATGGTGGGTTTTACCATGTTGTGACCGTGACGGCGCCGTCCTGGAGGAATATGGCCTCAAATGTCTGCCGGCTCCCTGGGCCTTGCAGCACCCGGTAGGTGCGGCAGTAGAACTCGCCGGTGAGCTTGACCTGGCCGGTGCGCTTGCCGGCGGGGCCGTAGGAGATGGTGCCTACCTTGCCGGGCAGTCCCGACAGCACCGTGTGGCTGCCGGTGGTGGCCCGCTGGTGGACCAGGCCCCGCAGGACTACCTCCTGGCGCTCCAGGCCTGAGGCCTGGCGCTCTCCGGTGTCGTCCACGCCGGTGACCACCTCGGGGGCCACGGCGCGGCCAAAGCCCGAGACCAGGGTGACGTAGGGCGACAGGTTGCGGGCGACGCCGGCGGAGTCGTCCACCTCGATGTAGTGGCGGGGCGGGCGGTGGTTCGACAAGCTCACCATGAGCGGGTTTCTGCGTGTGGTCATTTGGTTAGCCACAGGGCGGCGGCGAGGGCGACGAAGCCCAACTGGGCGGTGAGCAGGGCGGCGGTGAGCCAGGCGTAGACGCGGGTGGCCCCCTCCAGGCGGGCCATGCGGGTCTCCAGGGTGGAGTACTTGTCCACCAGGTTCTGGAGCTGCTGGGTGGTTAGGCGGATTTCAGGTTGCATTGGGGTCAACTATGCCGTGTTGACTCCCTGAATCTGGTACTTGTAGGCGGGGGTGGTCCCGCCAGCCCCGTGCATGGTGGAGATAATCAGCTTGGCGATGGCGCCATCGGGGTTCTCCTCAGTGACGAACTCCTCATTCACTGCTACCACCAGGCCGTTCAGCTGGTAGTACCACTGGGTCTTAGGCTGCGCGGGATCCATCTCTGGGATGGTGATCCGCTGTAGGAGCTGGTGTATCTGTAGCCGCTGATGGAATACCTCGACCACGGCTCCGGAGCGAGAGCGGTCCACCGGCAGCGGCTTTTCCAGCTCGTAGGGGTAGGGGGGAAAGCCCTGGTTTCCAGATCCGTCGCCAAAGGGGTCTTCAATCATGCGGGTGTCAATCATTCCCACATTACGAGCACCGTAGGCCTGGAACATAAACCGCAACACGGGGACGAAGGGGTGGTGGCCAGGGTCTTCATGCTCCCAAAAGGGGACTGTGGTGTGATACCCGATGCGGTCATTCAGGCCCGACCGGTTGGCCCAGCGGCCAGCTCCCACCTGGTGGCCGTTCTTGACGTACTGGGGCTGTATCGGCAGGTCGGGCACCGAGATGGGAGACATCAGGAATGTCCATAGACGTGAGTGGTCGGGCGAATGGACTCGAGTCTGGTAAATGTCGAAGGGACGAAGGTCTGGTTGTGTCATCTTCTACCTCCCTTGGCTAGAGCTTGATTAGGGCCATCCAGGATCCTTGGCGCATTGTGGTGTTCTCGGCGGTGGCGGTGGCCTGGGCCCATTGCAGCTGGATGTTGCCGGCGGTGCCTCCGACGATTACTACTCCGGCGCTTACCATGCCTTTTTGTTGTCCGGCGCCAATGTTCTGGGTTAAGGCGCTGGCTTCAGTTTCCTCCGCCGTGGCCGCGGTGCCTAGGTTGTTAATGCTGTTCCAGGACATTGACGTGCCGGCGGGCACCGACCAACCTATTTTTAGGTCGGGAGTGGCGGTGACCGAGGTGCCCCTGGTGAACAGGAGCATTATGTAGCTTTGGTTGGCCTCCACCGCCAGGACCAGATGGTCGTCGTTCTGGAGCACGGAGCTGTTGTTGACGATCTCGTCAGCGGTCTTGGTTACTCGGAGGAAGTTGTCGTTGGCCCAGATGGCGTCGGTGCCGTCTGACTTCAGGAGCTGGCCGGCGGCGCCCAGGGCCAGGCGCTCGGCGGCGGTGGCGCCGCGGCGCACCAGGTCGCCCCGGGTAGTCATGATGCCCAGCTTGTGCTGGTGGTCGCTGCGGGGCAAGGTGGTGGCGGTGCCGTCGGCCTCGGTGCCCTCCACGTCCAGCGGGTAGCCCGCGCCGCCGAAGGCCAGGTCTCCCCACTTGACGCCGGCGGCCGCCACTGAATCGGCCTCCAGGCGTTGTCCGTTGGTTCCCACGGCCAGGCCCACCCAGTTGGCGCCGTCGTGGGCGATGAGCATCCCCTTGGCCTCGGTCATGGCGGCGACGCCGGTGTGGGTGGCGGAGTCCAGGGTGTGGGCCGCGCTGCCGCCTTCCACGGAGACGAAGGTTACGGGGCTGGTGGAGGTGCAGCGTTTGAGGGCCGCGGCGGTGGTGTCGCTCCAGAGGTCTCCGACGACCAGGCCGTCGACGACGGCGGGCGCGGTGGCCTGGACGAAGATGTGGTCGTCTTTAGGCGGGGTGTGGCTGGCGCCGCCGCCACCTGCTGGGTGCCAGTGGGTGCTCATTTGGGGTTAACCGTAGGGCGACGCATGCGTCGCCCCTACCGGGGGACGACGCGGACGCCGGCTTTAAGCAGGCCGAAGAAGCGCCGGGGTTGGGCGACGAACTCCACGTGGAAGGTGGTGAGGCAGACGGAGCACGTGATGGTGTACTCCTTCTCCAGCTCGGGCGTCAGCTCGTTGGGGGGGATGAGCCGGCTGTGGTGGTACTTGGTCAGGCAGTTTGGGCAGGTGGCGTACAAAATCCCCCCTGGGGGCGACCACCCCCTCTGTATCTCCCCCTTACTAAGGGGGAGATCTGGGTTACGGTTTCACGGCGTAGAAGTCTACTTTCTCCCCGTTGACCGAGGCGTCGATGAAGATTTCGGTGAGGTCAATGTAGTGCTTCTCGGGGGTGGTGAAGGTGACGCTCTGGTCGGCGCCCAGGCCGTTGTTGGTGGTGGAGGCCACGTCGGCGCCGCCCACGTAGATGCGGCCGGTGTTGCCGGTCTTGCCGTTAATGGTGACCGACTTCACCCTTTGGCTGGCGGCGACCAGGCGCACGCGGGTGCCGGCGGCGGCGACGGTCTGGGCGCCGGAGACGGTCCAGGGGGTTTCGGAGTTGGCCATGGGGTTCTACCCCTCACCTTAATCCTCTCCCACAAGGGGAGAGGAGAGTTGGGTTACGGGTCGGAGTGCTCCACTTCGAGCCAGAAGGTGGCTTCGCCGGCGCCGGGGGCGGCGGTGAGGTCGATCTGTACGTCGGTGTCCTTGGCCTGGACCTGCTCGCCGGCGGTGATGGCGGTGGAGGTGTCGCGGTCGCCCACGGCGGACCCGGCCTGGGTGATGGTGAGGACGCCGCCGGTCCAGGCGACGCCGGCGGTGTTCTTCAGGGTGGCCACCACGTCGGCGACGGTGGGGACCACGTTCACGTGGGAGCGCAGCTTGATGACCCGGTGGCGGAAGGGGATGTTGATCTTGATCACCAGGGCGTCCAGCAGCAGGTGAGTGCCGCAGCAGATGGTGACGTGCTTGCCGGAGAACTCCAGGTACTCGGGGATGGGGTTCTTGAGGGTCATGGGGGCCTCCTGTAGGTTGGATGTGGCTTGTAGGGGCGCACGGCCGTGCGCCCCTACTGTTGTGGTTCAGGTTTAGGTAACGCCGGTGATGTTGTACCGGATGGCGGTGTGGGTGGCGCTGGAGCGGGTGCCGGTGCGCTCGGCGAAGGCCATGCGGAAGCTGACCACCATGAGGTTCTGGCGCTTCTGGATGTCCCTTTCGGTCTCGATGGTCATGTCGCGGCGGAAGGCGGTGCGCCACTGGGAGCGGTTGACCAGGAGCAGGCGGCCCACGGTGCCGGCCACGCCGTCGGTGACCTTGCCGTCGGCGGCGGCCAGGAGCATCTGCTCGGACACGATGAGGGGGACTCCCTCCACCTTGGCCAGCTCGCCGGTGAGGATGGTGGCCTGGGGGCCGTACTTGTCCAGGGTGCGCAGGTTGGCCACGCTCATGGAGCGGATGAAGGTGTTGATGTCGGTGACGAAGGCGCAGTCCTGGGGCCGGACGGCGTACTTGGCCAGCTTGAGGCGGAGCTGGTTGAACATGTCGTCGTTGACCGCGGCGTTGTGGTCGGTGGCCTGGGCGGTGTTGTCCACCAGGGGCAGGTGGATCAGGCCGTCGAAGCCGATGAGCCAGTGGCCCTTGCCGGCGTCGGTGGCGGCGATGGTGGCGCCGTCGGAGTTAATGCCGTTGGTGACGGTGGTGTCGGCGTTGACCACCAGGTCGTCGATGATCTCCCGGCCGTTGCGGACCAGGCCGGCCCGTAGCTCGGGCATCATGGCGATGATCGCGTCTTCGTCGAGGGTGAGGGACCAGGGGATCTCGGCTACCAGCTCGTAGGCGGTGAGGGTCTGCTTCTTGGTGCTGGGGCTGGTGGACTTGGCGGCGGCGTTCTCGGTGCCGGGGTACCAGTTCACGTCGCCGAGCTGGAGGGGGATTTCAAAGGGGTTGGAGGGCATCTCGATGCGTGGGAAGAGGCTGGCCACGGCGGTCTGGAGGTTCACGTCCATCCAGAGCTGGCGGGCCTCCTGGGTGGGCACCAGCTCGTCGCCCAGGCCCACGGTGGTGCTGTCCAGGGCGGCTTTCAGGTTCTTCTCCCACTGGTCCAGGCCGGCGGGCGGGTAGCCCTGGGGCTGGGTGAGCTGGGCCTTGAGCAGGCTGTGGGCGATGGCCAGGTCCAGCTGGTCCATGCCCTGGTACTTGCCGGCGGCGACCCGGGGGCGGTCGTTGCCGCTGAGCAGGGCCAGGCGGCGGGCCTCGCGCTGGGTGCCCAGGGCCGTGCGGACCTGGGTGGCCAGGCGGGCCACCTCCTCCTGCAGGGGATTGACGTGGGCGGCGATCTTGCCGTCCAGCTCGGTGACGACCTGGGCGAGCTGCTCTTGGGACTCCTGGGTTAGTGACATGTTACCTCCGGGAGGATTTCAGGGCTTCGTGAAGCCGGGCCATGAAACTGGTCTCGGTGTCGGGGTAGGCCGGCGTCCCCTCCAGCACCATGGGGCCCGTGGCCAGGGTGAGGCTGGCGGTGGTGGGCAGGCCCAGCATGGCTTTGAGGGTGTTGGGGTCGGCGGGCACGCCGACGACGGAGATTTCGAGTAGCTCTTGCTGGTGGGAGTGGATGGTGGGGAAGAAGCGCCCCTTCTCGGGGACTAGGTCGAAGCTGGTAGGGTGGAACTGGACGCTGGCGCCGCGGAGGAAGCCCCGGTCGGTGAGCAGCTCCAGCTGCTGGCCCATCTCGGTGGGGGCGAACTGGATGGTGGCCAGCATGCGGTCGCCGGCGATGATGAGGTCGGTGGCCTTGCCTACGGGCGGGTCATTGGTGCGGTGGTTGAGGAAGATGACGGGGTTGGCGCGAAATCGGGCCAGGTCCCAGCCGTCCATGTCGGTGATCTGGCCGTTGGCGTCTTTGGCGCCGGTGCGGGCGACGAAACGGAATGTGCGTTCTGGCATGGCGGCAGTATACCACATGTGGTAGCCGCCAGGCCCGGCGGGAGGGCAGGGGTGGTAGGGACTGAGCAATGTGCAGTTTTTGCATATTGCTCAGTGCGCGTGGCCCTACTGGTCTTGGTGGCGGGCGCCCAGGTCCTGGAACATGGTGAGCTGGGTTTGGGGGACGCATGTGGGGCAGCTGCAGGCGGGCGTGGGCACGTCGGCGCGGTGGTGGCAGCGCCAGCAGTAGAGGGGGCGGCTCTTGGGATCGATGGCGTTGTTGGCCTTGCACCAGGCGCACACGGAGAAGGTGCCGGGGCCTGGGTTGCGGTTGTAGCACTTGCTGCAGAGGTCTGACCCGGGGACCCAGGAGCAGGGGAGGCCGTTTCGTTCAACGCAGGCGTGGTCGTCGGTGCAGTCGCAGCGGGGGCAGGTGCGGGTGGTCATGGCTGGAAGCCTCCTTGCGGTGTGGTTGTGAAGGTGAGCACGGTCTCCAGGGGCAGCTCGGCTTGGGGGAAGGATAGGGTGGCCTCCACGCGGTGCTCGTGGAGGTAGGCGCGGGCGATGCGCAGGAAGTCGTGGAGAGAGACGCCGTCCAGCTCCAGGGTGACCTCCACCGAGGCGATGATCTCATCGAGGCCGGCGGAGATGAAGTGGTGGTGCTGGCGGACCCGCTTGATGACGCCCAGGGCGGAGACCTTGGGGGGCTGGTGGTTGTCAGGTGTCATGCGGCTATCTCCTTCAGCAAAGTGTGGACTGGGGAGTGGCGGGCGTGGTCGGCGGCGACGTCGCGGCCGGCCAGGTGGACGTAGAGCATGGTGGTCTCCAAATTCTTGTGGCCCATGATCTCCTGGAGGACCCGGAGGTTGCCGCCGGAGCGGACGTACATGGTGCCGAAGGTGTGGCGCAGGGTGTGGGGGCCGGTCTTGCGGCCGGTGATGCCGGCGTCCGCGAACATGCGCCGGTAGGCCTGCTTGAGGCCCTCGGTAGTGAGGGGGCCGCGGCGTCCCAGCCAGAGGTGGTCGCCGCGGCCCACCTCGGCCAGCAGCTTCAGCACTGGCCGGCTGAGGGGGACGACGCGCTGGCCGGTCTTGCCGTCCACGTGGGCGGAGGTTTGGCCGAGGTTGTATCTGCGCAGGGTGGCGATCTCACCGACGCGGAGGCCTCCGTCCAGGGCGATGGCCAGCAGGGTCTGGTCGCGGCCAGGTTCTGCGGAGAGCCACAGGTTTTGCAGCTCGTCGGGGGTGAGGACGCGGGGCAGGTTGCGGTGCCGGCGCAGGGGTTCTAGGTGCTCCAGGGGGTTGGGGTGGCCGTACTCCTTGGCGGTCCAGTTGAAGAAGCGTTGGAGGATGCGGCGCAGGTCGTGGCGGGACTCTAGGGCTAGGGCCTGGTCGGAGAGGACGCTGCGCACCTGCTTGGGGTCGGCGGGCAGGCGTGGGGCTTCCCTGGCGAGGCGGGCCAGGCCCCAGCGGTAGGCCCGCAGGGTAGCGGGGGCCAAATCCCGGTAGCGGCAGTCGGCCAGGAACTCGGCCACGGCCACTTGGGTGTCCAGGGTTTTGGAGCGCCAGCGTGTTCTCGTGGCGCCCACGGTAGCAGGCGAACGGCACAGCAACCTCTCGCGGGTGGGGGCCTTAGGTCTCATTTTGGGTACGTCGGTAGTTGCGGTAGTGGGCCTGATGCTCGGGCCAGGTGCGGAGCTGGAGCTGGGTCTTGCGGGGTATGCTCTGGGCGCGGTCCAGGTGGAGCAGGTGGGCGTGGGCCAGGTGGTGCACCAGGTCGCTGGGGTCGGCGTAGGCCTTGGGGCAGAGGGGGCAGCGGTTGTTGCGAGTGTCGGTGGTGTAGCTCATCGGGGCCTCCGTTGCGCCGGCGGGCGGGCGGCGATCTCTGCCGGGTCTCGGTGGGCGTCGCGGGGGTCGCTCCACGTGCCCAGTTCCTTGGCCCGCTCTCGGATGCGCCAGTGGATGACGGCGCCGGGGCTCTTGGCTCCTTCCATGGGATCCAGGCCCGTGGCCAGCTCGAAGTCCAGCTCTTGGGCTACTTGATCTGCGGGGATAACGGTGTAGGTCTCGATGACGCTGCGGGCGGCGCGCAGGCCTATCTTGGTGAGGAACTGCTCCAACTGCCTCTTGTGGGCTACGCCTACGGCGTGGTCTGGCCTGTGGTTGATGCAGAGGCCGTCGCCTAGGCGCTCGCAGACGGAAAATTGGGCAAAGGGGGGCGCTTGGTCGGGTGGTCGGACGGTCGGGGGTACTGACGGGTCCCAGGGATCTGGGTCAGTCTCCGACCGACCGGCCGTCCGGCCGTCCGGAAGGGGGGTCC